CCCCCCCCCCCCCCCCCCCCCCCCCCCCCCCCCCCCCCCCCCCCCCCCCCCCCCCCGCGCCGCCGCCCCCCCCCCCCCCCCCCCCCCCCCCCCCCCGCGCCGGGGCGCGGCCGCCCCCCCCCCCCCCCCCCGCCGGTCACCAACCCCACCAACGCAGGAGACCCCGCCGCCATGACCGAACCCACCCCGCCCGCCGTCCCGGGCATGACCACCGACACCCACCCCGACAATCCCGTAAACACGCTGAACGCGAACGTGTTCCCGATCGGCGCCGCGCTCACCGTGGCCTACGGATCCGGCACCCGGTTTTTCGCCACCCTGGGCAACGTCTACCGGGTCCTCGGGTACCTGCTCGGCGACGTCCCGGCCGCCGACAGCATCGGCGCCGCGATCGAACGATGCCGCTACCACGTCGTCAACCAGTTGCCGACCGAGCTGCGCACCATCGACCCGCCGCCCGCCGACAGCGACAACGACACCGCCGACATCGCCTGGTTGACCTCCGTCACCAACCGTTACGGCGTCTCCATCGCCCTCACTGCCCTACCGGGTACACCGAACAACCCCTAAACCGCCACTACCACAGAGGAATCCGACAATGACAAACGTTCTGCACTACCCCGGCGACGTCACCGACGGGCTGGCCGCAATGGTCGACGCCGGGCACCTGTTCGGCCCGGACAACTGCGGCCCGTCCCGGCCCGGCGAGGTGCTTGGACACGGCGCGTTCTGGGAGCTGACCGGCGCCGAGTACGACCCGGCCACCGACCGCACCACGGCGTCGTTCAAGCCGTACGTGGATCCGCGCGCCCGGGTGCGCTACCACGGCGGCGACGCGGAGGCGCCGGACGAGCTGGGCGCCCCGACGCTGCACAACCGCGACAACATCCGGGGCCGGTGAATCATGACCGACACCAAGCGCATCTACGTCGCGTCATCGTGGCGGAACACCCTGCAACAAGGCGTCGTTCACGTCCTCCGGGCCGCCGGGTTCGAGGTGTACGACTTCAAACACCCGCACGCCACCTACGAGTACGTGGACCAACCGCGCGACATGCGGCCCGGATTCTCGTGGGATCAGGTGGGCCTCGTCGACCACAATCGGCCGGTCGACACCGTGCCCGCCGCGGACTACCTCGACGCCATCCAGCGCGCGGGCGCCATCGACGGATTCCAGCGCGACTTCGACGCGATGCAGTGGGCCGACACGTTCGTGTTGGTCCTGCCCTGCGGCCGGTCGGCACACCTCGAGCTCGGGTGGGCGGTCGGCGCAGGCAAGCGCACCGCGGTCCTCCTCGATGATCCGTGCACGCCGGAACTCATGTACCGGATGGTCGATCACCTGTCGCCGTCGGTGATGGACCTCCTCGGGTGGCTGGGGGTGAAGGACTGATGGCATCCACGTTGCTGTTCCTGGACATCGAGACGTTGGGCACGTCGCCCGACGTGGCGGTATGGGAGGTTGCCGCGGCTCGGTTCGAGGACGAGAAGTTGCAGGGCCACATGTCGGTATTCGTGCGCCATGACCCGGACCTCCGCGACGCCGATCTACCGGATTCGTTCGCCGCCGACTATGCGGCCCGGTATGACCACGCCGTAGCGGCGCACCCGGTCGACGCGCTGCACATCTTGTCCCGGTACGCCGAGGGCGGTGCGATCGTCTGCGGATCTAACCCGCGGTTCGACATGGACCGGCTCGAGCGGTTGGCCGACGTGCACGCCGTGCCTGCCCCATCGTGGCACTACCACCCGCACGACATCCCGTCGATGGTGCACGGATACCTCCTCGGCAAGGGCATCGCGCCCGCGCCGCCGTGGCGATCCAACTTCCTATCGCAGGCGATCGGCGTCGACCCGCGCGACTACGACCGCCATACCGCCCTCGGTGATGTGTGGTGGTGCCGCGCAATGTGGGCCGAGATCACCGGAACGAGGCTCCGGTGATGGCGCCGCAGTTGGCCGTAAACGACCGGGTAGTGACCGACGACGACCGTGTGGGCACCGTGACCGCGGTCGCGGCCTGCCCGAACGTCGTGACGCTGCTCATGGACGACACCGGCGAGCCGATGCACCAGGTGCGGCCCGAATCGCTGCGCCGGGCGCACCTCGTCCGCACCCAGGGCGGCGCGTTCATCCACCGGCAGGACTGCCCGATGGCGCGCCGCGGGTCGGCGATGCCGTGGCTATGGGCCGACGGCGCACCGGAGGAGATGGTGCGCCGCGCGATCGTCCAGATGGGTTACCGCACATGCAAATCGTGCGTGCCGTTCATGCCAATTCGGGGGAGCCGCTGATGGCGCATTACCGGGTCACGCTCGCGCTACAGGTGACGCAGTGCCTCGACGTTGAGGCCGACGACCACGAGGCCGCCATCGTGGCCGCGCTCAACATCGGCATGGAACAGCCGAACGCCGACAACGCCTTTGACGCATCCGGCGACGAGTACGCCATCGCCGTATACGACGCCGACGACAACGAGGTCTGGACAGGGGAGGCGCACTGATGGACGAAGCGTGCATCCACTGCGGCCACCCCGTCGTCGAGGTCCCGCTGACCGGGCAGCTCGTGCACCGGCAGAACGAGAGCGTGTGGTGCATCGGCCGCGGCGCCAACGGCCGCATCGCTTGCCTACCGCAAGGAGGGGTCGAATGACTACGCCCACCGGTATTTACGTCGCCGGGCCGATGACCGGGCTACCGGAGTTCAACTATCCGGCGTTCTACGCCGCCGAGGACGAGCTGCGCGCGGCCGGGTTCGAGCGGGTCGTCAACCCGGCCGCGTTTGGCGACGGCGGCACTGGCCGGGCGTGGGACTTCTACATGCGGCAGGGCATCGCCGGATTGCTGACATGCACCGACGTTGCCCTGTTGCCTGGGTGGGAGAACTCGCCCGGCGCCCGCCTCGAGGTCCACATCGCGCAATCGCTGAAAATGCAGACGGCGCCGCTGCATTGGTGGCTACGGCGATGACGCCGTACTACGACGCCGACGGTGTGACCCTGTACCTCGGCGACTGCCGCCAGGTCGACGCGTGGCTCGACGCGGACGCGCTGATCTGTGACCCGCCGTACGGGATGGCGTTCCGGTCGAACAAGTACCGGCCCGGCGACAAGTTCGAGCGCATCGCAGGTGACGAGGACACCACCGTGCGCGACGAAGCGCTCGCCATGTGGGCCGCGTTCGGCGGCAGTCAGGCCGCGGTGTTCGGCACGTGGAAAACGCCGCGGCCCGAGGGCGTGCATACGGTCCTGATCTGGGAGAAACGCGCGTCGGTTGGCATGGGCGACTTGACGATTCCGTTCGGCCCGAACCACGAGGAGATCTACCTGTTGGGCCGGTGGCAGAAGCCGGACGGGTTCAAACGGCGCGGGTCGGTCATCACCACGACCGAGCACCCGCAGAAAACGACCGAGCGGGTTGGGCATCCGACGCCGAAGCCGGTCGGCCTCATGGAAACGATCATCTCGGCCACACCGGCGGGCGCCGTCATCGCTGACCCGTTCGCAGGTGGGGGGTCGTCACTGTTGGCCGCCCGGAACCTCGGGCGCCGCGCGATCGGCGTCGAGGAACACGAACCGTACTGCGAAATCATCGCGCGCCGGTTGGACCAGATGTGCCTGGGGTTGGCATGACCGCCACACGCGCCGACGGCCGCCCACGTCGCCCGCTCGGGACCCGCCTGCGGAACCGGACCGATCCGGCCGTCATCGACGCCCTGACGCGCGTGTGCCCGAACTGTGGGGCCGTGCGGGGCAAGTGGTGCGTCGGTGTGTCCGGGACCCGTATGCGGGGCCGTGTCCTGCCGCGGATCCATTACGCGCGCTGCACATTCAAGGAGGGTTGATGGCGACCGGACGCCCACGGTTCCAGGTAGATAGCGGGTTCAACGACAGCAAGGAGCTGCTGTCGATTCCGCCGCGCCAGCGCTTGGCTGCGCGTGGCGCGTGGGAGGCCGCGGGGTGCTGGTCGTGCGACAAGCTGACCGACGGATTGGTGCCGGTATACATCCTGCGGTCGTTGGGTGTGACGCCGAAATTGGCCGAGCTGTTGATCGCGTCGACGTTGTGGATTCCGGTTGACGACCCGACCGTTGGGGCGTCGTCACGCGACCGTTGGACCGTTGCAACGGGACCGTTAACCGTTATCCAATTCGATAATTGGGAGCGCTGGCAAATGACGCGCGAACGGTGGGAGCGTCAAGTCGGGGCGGACGCACAACGTGCCCGCGCCTATCGCCAGCGTCGTAAGCAGGAACAACCGGAAAACGTCACGCGTGACGCAGACGTGACGGACCGTGACGCCGACGACGACGGGCAAAGTAGCGTCACGCGTGACGTTCATGTTCAACGTCACGCCGTAGAGATAAGTAGAGATAAGAGAGAGTTAAGTAGGGAGCTAACTGCGGTAGGTAGCGCCGACAGTCCGCCGCCGCTCGAATTCCCCGATCACTGCTCAAAACACCGCCACGACCCCGAACCGCCGCGGTGCAACGACTGCCGTCGGGTCCGCGAACAGAACCACCACGCCGACGCCATCGACGCCGAAACCGCTGCCGCGCAACGCGCCACCGAACGCGACCGGCAACGCAACTGCGAAACCTGCGAGGGCCACGGCCACGTCCAGGTCGACCCCACCGACCCCGATCCGTGGGCCGAGGTCACGCCCTGCCCGGACTGCCGAGGCGGTGCACGATGACCGAACCCGATCCGTGGGCCGAACCCGTCGACCTCGACGCGGTGCCCGATTGGGAACCCGCCGCCGCACCGGCCGACGAGACACCCGTCGGCCGCGACGACGACGCCGCCTTCTGGCGCGACGCAACCGCGTCCGCACCGGAGGACACCCATGCGGACACCACCGCGTACGCCGAATGGATCGCTGAAGAGCGTCGTGTCGCCTTTACCGTGCCGTGCCCGGTGTGCAAAGTGGTGGTAGATCAACCGTGCATCCGCGTGTATGGCAACCCGCCGCAACCCGTCAACCCGCCCGAACCGATCCGCAGATACCCCGCACACGCACCGCGCCTCCGGGCCGCCCGACGAAAGCTGACCACGCGATGATGTCCGACCACGACCACCGGCCCGACGCCGACACGTGCCGCGACTGCGGCCGCCGCGGGCGCGAACGCGACGGATGCAACTGCATCCGAGACGCATTCAACGACCTGGTGCGCACCGAACTGGCGATGTCGCCGCCGGTATGCGAGTGCAAGTGCGACGGCCTCGAGCCGCACGCCGACAGGCCATGCACCGCGTCCCAGGGCGGCCCGCGGCGTCGTGCAACCACGCTCGTCGCCCTGCACATGGTCGGCATGTGCGACATGAACCGCGACGGTGTACGTCCGCCGGACGTCGACCAGCTCGGCAACCTATGCGCCTACATGTGCACGCCGTGCGCCGATCACGCCTACGCCGTTTCGCGCCGCAAGGTCGAGCAACTGCGGTCGATGTTCCCCGTTGGCGTGACGCCAAGGTGTCCGACATGCGGACGGGACATCGCGTGCGCCGATGACGTGATCGCACGGTTGGCGATCTGATGCCGCGCCTCAAGGCCGAACAGATGGCCGGGAACCACAACCGCCGACGCGACACCGACTGGTGTGCCGGATGCGGATTGCACCGATTCGTGACCGGCGACCACCGCGCCGACTGCACCGCAACCCGGAAGGCCACCGCATGACCACCGTCGCCGGATTCGACCTATCGCTGACCAACGCCGGGATCGCTGTCGTATCCGACGATCGCGCCGACCACCCCGGCATCGGGTGGCCGTGGCACCTCCGTTGCTGCGGCCGCGACGGATCGAAAGACGAGGGATACCGGCAGCGCAACCGCCGCGTGCGCCGACAGTCCGCCGAGGTCATGCAACACCTCGAGCCCGTCGGAGCGATCGACCTCGCGGTGATCGAAGGGCCGATCTACGGCGGGAACTTCATGCCGTCGTACTTCGACCGCGCCGCCCTGTTCCATGCCGTGTACGGCGCCCTCGACGCCCGGAAGATTCCGATCGCCGTCATATCGCCGACGGCCGGGCACGTGTTCACCACCGGCAAAGGATCGCTGCCGAAGGACCCGGGCCGCCTGAAAACGCTTATCCACGAATCGGTTCAGGCGTTGGTGCCGACGGTGAAGGTGTACAACCACGACATCGCCGACGCGCTCGGGTACGCGTTCATGGGCGCGATGTCGCTGGGCGTGAAGATGCCGTTCCGGCCGCAGCGCAGGCACTTCGAACAGGTCTATTCGACGACGTGGCCGCACGGCCGACCGATCCACGAGGCCGACGTCTACGCCCAACAGCGGCGGAAACGTGGCTAGTCCCCGCCACCTCGCCGTAACCGCCAACAACCAACGCTGGCGGCTACGAGCGGTGTGCAAACCGGCCAACGGGCACAACCCCGAGATCTGGTTCCCGCCATCACCGAAGCCCTACAGCACCCGGGCCGAAGCCCGGTCGGCCACCGAGCTCCGATTGCGGTGGGAGGCCGAGGCCAAGGCGCTATGCGCGACGTGCCCGGTACGCCGCGAGTGCCTCGAATACGCCAACGACAACGACGAACGGGAGGGCATCTGGGGCGGCATGACCACCACCGAACGCGGCTACACGCCGCTCCGCTGATCTATAGCGAAAACCCTATACGGGCACATAAAACCCTATAAATCGCAAGGAGTTCCGACCATGAAACGACGCCACAACGCCCGGCGGACCGATCCGGGCACATCCCACAACGCCGGACGCGCCAACCGCGGATCCCGGCAGTCGCACCAGCGCATGATGCTCGACGCGTTCGCCGGTGCCGGTACATCCGGGTTCACCGACCACGAGGCCGCCGTCCGCGCCGGGCTGGCCATTCCCGGGGTGTGCTGGTGGCACCGCGCCTCCGACCTGCGCGCGTTGGGCCTGATCGCATGGCGTACCAACCCGGACGGATCCCGCCTCTCGGTGCGCGGCATCAACGGCGTATCCGTCGGCACGTCGGTCATCACCGAGGCCGGACGCGACGCACTGCGGCGGGCCGCCGCATGAGGATCGTCCGCTACCCGCTCGAGATCGTCGACTACCAACAGGTGCAACCGCTTTGGCCGGGCCGAATCCTGTCCGTCGGCGCAGGAACGACCGACAACCGGGGCCGTGAGCTGCCGATCGACCGGTACCGGATCGACATGTGGGCGATCGACAACGACGAGAACCGCGGCGATCGAGCCATGCCGGTCCTCGGTGTGTGGATCGTCGGCACCGGGAACCCGATCGACCCCGCGATGTTCGAGGCCGATGCGCTGTTTCACGGAACAGTCGACATGCGCGCTGCCGGTGCGGGCGCGTGGCACGTGTTCTCGGCCGTCGTGAAGGTCATCGACGAACCCAAACCGGAACCACCACCGGCGTATACGTCCGTCGACGACATGGTGGAACGCATCAAGGCACGGCGTGCGTCCAGCCAGCCCGACATCCGCGACGCTGACCCGAGGCGGGGTCGGTAATGGCCGCCGGATTCGAAGTGCGTTACCACTCGATGATCGCGGGCACCGTCGACCCCGAAACAATGTTCACGATCCAGGTTCTGACCGGGCAACCGTCATGGGCCGACATCGACCTCGACGCCGCAGCGGATGCGCTCGCCATTGCCTACGGATCGGCGTTCGCTGAACTGACCAAACGTGTCGAGGCGGCCCGCAATGCCGGGTGAACGCGTAGACGTGCTGACCGAGGAACACCGCGACGGCCGGGTGTGGGTCGACGGCGAGGGCGATCTGTGGATGACCGGCCCGTACCCCGAGGGGTGGGTGTGCATCCGCCGCGTGCCGTTCGCCATCCTCACCTCCACCGGCCGCCCCGAGGTCAAATTCGGGCCGTACACGGCGGTGCTCGATGCCGAATAGCCTCCGCAACACGCTGATCCGGGCCTACACGATGGACATGCGCCGCAACCACGGCAACGTCGTCGTCGCCGAGGTCCTGTTCCGCCGCGTGACGTTCTACCCGATGACCAAACCCGGCCAATCGTGCGACGTCCCCGGCGCCGTTCTGATCGACGCCGCCGACGCCCTCGGGCACCTCGGCACCGCCGTCGGTCGCGGCATCGGGTTCCTCGTGATGATCCGGGCCACCGATGAACTGATCTGGGTGCCCACGCGCGCCGATCTGGGCATCGGCGATTACTGGACCATCGAACTCGTGCCGTGGGTCGAATACCTGCGCGCCTCAGCCGATTCCGACGAAGACATAATCCGAAGGGCACATCTCGAATCATGACCACCACCACACCGCACCGCTACACGGTCACAGATGGCAGCGTGTCAATCGCGGCGTGCGGCGATTGCGGGTCGCTGATCGGCGATCCCGTCACCCACGCGCACAATTGCCCGCGCATCCTGCCGCCGCCACCGGCGCCGTTGACGTACGACCAACACGCCATCGCCGGAATCATGACGCGCCACAACCCGATCTTCGCGCCCGGCGGATACACGGTCGGATGCCGATGCAACACACACGCCCGGTTCGACGGATACAACGCCTGGTGCGGCCACGTCGCCAACGCGATTGCAACCACCCTCGGCGGCGCACGATGACCGCCAACCCCGTTGCTCGACACCACGCGCTCATCGACGACATGTTGGCGAACATCAACCGGCGCAGCGGAATCAGCCTACCGCGCGGTATCGACCTCACGTTGCACCGGACACCCACGGAACGCGTCGGCGCCGCCCGCTATCAGGCGTTCTTCGACGCACACGCCAACGACCCGTCGCCGTGGTCGATCGAGGACATGCTGCCCGACTACGTGTTGGCCGATCGGGCGATACTGCGGTGGCCGAGCGCGTGGGTCCACGTCATCCCTGACACCCGCGACATCGAGAACAACTTGCGCGACCGCCTCGCCGCCATCCCGATCCCACCAAATCCGATATTCATGTGGAACGCGCTACACACCCGCGACGACGATCCGCCGCCCTGGATGCGCGCGCACCGTGAAGCGCTCGGCCTGCCCGTCGACGACCGCCCGACGCCGGACACCGGCGCACGCGGCGACCTGGTGCTCCTGATCCTGTCCATGATCGCCCTCGGCGCCATCGCCGCCGGAATCGTGCTCGGGGTGATCCGATGACCGCCCAACGGTGCCAGGTCCACACGTGCACGAAGGTCCGGCGCGACGGCCGCCCGGTATGCAACCGGTGCCTCCGCAGGGTCGGCGAGCCGGTCCTACACCGGTGGTTCGGCTACAAGCGCGCCATCGCCGCCCACCCGGGCCAGCGCGTCTACGTCGACCGGCTCGAGGCGCTCGAAACCACCATGATCCTGAACGCCTCGGTGTACCAACAGATCCGGGACACCGGCCAACGGCCACGGTGGAACGTCGCCGGTGAACGGTGGGAAAACCCGCGCAACGTCGCCTTCACGATCCTCGACCGCGCCATTGCCACCCACGCGTTCGGCCGCGACCCACTGAACGACGCCGCGGTACTGACCCGCGTTGTCGCCGAGCTGTTTCCGGCGGAACCATGATTACCCTGGACATCGGCGCAGTGCGCCACGGCGGCGGGGTTCGTCGGGCGCGTCAAACTGCGGACGTTCTTCGCATCGGTGTTCGTTCACGCGGCAAGGCGTCTCCACGATGCCGGGTCGGACCGGCTAGAGGCGGCCCATAACAGGGCTTCACCTGCGCGCACAACCGACGACCCCGCCGAACCGAACGGACTCCGACCCATGATCGACCATTGCACCGACCCCGCCCACACCACCGTTACCGTCACCGAGGGCGATTACGAACGATGCGGCGAGTGCGGCCGCCGCCTACGCGAAGGCGACCCACGTACCGAACCCACCCCGGCCGGGCGCCGCATATGCTGCGCCACCTCATGGGGAAAGCCACACACGCCCGGTTGCCCGATGGAACCCACACCCGACAACCCGGTGGACTACCTCGGCCCGGCCGAGATCGCCCAACCCGACGTATTCGACGCCACCACACCGCCCGGCGTCACCCAACTGCCCGCCGTCACAACATCCATGACCCCGGCGCAGTTCAAAGAATGGCTCGCCGCAGACGGCACCCTGTTCATGGTCATCCTGCCCGCGAACCGCACGTTCGTCATCAAAGTGCCCACCGCACACCACGAGTTCTTCGTGGCGATGATGCAACAGGTCCGCTTCGCGCTCGGCCCCGAGGTACAGGCCGTCCGAATGAACATGGTCACCGCACCCGGCGCCGACATCGACGCGGCCACCGGCAAGGCAGACGACGCCCCACAGTGGGCACAACCCGGCCCGCCCACCGAGCACCTCATCACGTCGCCCAACGACTGCCCGATATGCGACAGCGCGCCCGGCGAACACTGCATCGACCCCGACGGTTCCGCACTACGCGACGTCAACGGCGCCTCGATCATCCACCCAGCGCGAAATATGGTCGCTCGGCCTGCGGCCGAACAGGAAAAACCGCCGCCATGTTGGGAACAACGCACACCCGGCACCGTGTGCGCCTTCCACAAGGGCCGACTCGCCGGACGTCACGACTGTTGGAACCTACGCGACGCCAACGGCGAACACCTCGACCCAACGATGCCCGGCGGTGACTGCAAATGATCGGCGACACAACCGAATCGTGGACGTACACAGTCGAGATGCAGATCCGCGACTGGGACGGAAAACCCACATGGACCCGAACACCCGGCATCGAGGTCACCGAACAGACCGCCCGCGACATGTACCGGCAAGCGATCCGCGACGGCCTACCAGCCCACCTACGCGCACCACGGCTCACCCACGTCGTCCGCACCATCATCGACGAACAGCCAACCATCGTGAACTGCCCACGCGGCGGCCAATGCCCGCCTGACTGCCCGCGCACCATTCACACCGGATGCCGCCACCTCCAGGAACACCAATGATCCCCGGCGGCGTCGGCCTCGGCATATGCAGCGCGTGCAACGCACCCGGCGCGTTCTACTACCAACCCACCATCCCCGGATGGCCCGGCGTATGGATCTGCGACTCCTGCCAATGGCCAGGCGCCGTACACCGACGCATCGTCGCCGACATCGCCCGCACCCTACGCAGACTCGGGTTCAACGATGCCGTCACGTAGCCGCGGCGCACGCCAACTCACCACCACCCAAAAGGGCCTCGGTGGCGACCACCGCGCCAACCGCCAACGCCTACTCACCCGCCACACCAACGGCAAACCCTGCTGGTGGTGCGGCAAACCCATGTACCGCGAACCCGAGAAGAACTGGGACGGACACGCCCTCGAGGCCGACCACAGCAAGAAACGCGCCGAACACGGCATACGCGGAAACCACGCAGATCGGTTGTTGCACAAGCTATGCAACATCGACCGCAACACCACACCCGACGACCAACGCCCCGCCCTAATCGCCGCCACACAACAGACACCCCACCCCGACCCCACCGGCCTCGGACCCCTAGCGATGGGCTGGCCGCCCGAATGGACACAGGAGACACCACCATGACCCCACCCCGGGTACTACCCCTGGCCGCCTGGTGGCACCGGGTACGCCACCACTACGTCCGCCACGACGTCATCGCACGCGACAACGGACGCGGACCGCTGATGTGGTGGCACACGTACTGCTACGCCTGCGGCAGAGGGTGGCGATGATGCACACACCCGACTACGGAACACACACCCCACGCCCACCCACCCGGCAGGGGCGCGACGCAGGCGCACTAACCACGATGGCAGCGCAGGGCGCAACGCTCGGCTCCGTCATGTGGTTTCACGACGACATGGTGAACGCCCTACGTGGTGGCCGGGTCCGGGACGGGTGGTCGGGGACGGTGGGGCCGGACGGGGCGTTGGTCATCCGCCTAACAGTCCTCGGTGTGACCCACGCATGGCGCCTGACCGGCGAGCGCAAGGAGTGCCCGCCGATGCCGGGCACCTGGCTCCACGAGGGGAGGTGGCCCGATTGACCACGGCCGCGCTGCATAACCGCAGGTCAGGGCGGTGCGGGTCGGCCGGGGGGCGCCTGCAAAGCCGCAGGTCAGGGGGCCGGGCCGGAAATGTTGGACGGCCCCCCGGGGTGACTCCCCCCGCGGTAGTCCCCATTTTTTTTGTGCGCGGCGCCGTGCGCGCGGTCCTCGGCCCCCTGCCCGGCCTCCAGGCGGCCCGGTGACGCCGCCGCGGGCTGCGGCGGCCGACCCGCCGAAACGGCCCGCAGCGGCCAAGAAGGCGGCCAAAGCACCGGCCAAAAAGGGGGCCGCACCGGCGAAGAAGGCGACGAAACGGGCGGCCCCGGCGCGGAAACGGGCACCGGCAGGCGCGAAAACGTCTCTCGCGGCGCAGATTCGGGACCAGCTGGGCCGTGCCGGGGACCCGGTGGGAACGACCATCCTCGTCCGGCAGGCGGCGCGCGTGGCGGATCGCATCGAGCGCATCGACGAACTGTTGACCGGCGATGCGAAGGCGTGGGCGCGCGTGGGGATCCCGCGGTTGGATACCGACGGCGGCCGGGTCGTTGTCGAGGTCAGGGTGGACGATCTGGTGAAGGAGGAACGCCAACAGACGACGTTGCTGCGGAATCTGTTGGCCGAGATACACCGTCAGCGGTCCGGGCAACCGGCCGACCCGCCGGACCCGAACAAGGAGGACGATGACCTCGACGTCGAATAGCGGCGGGATGTCGTTGCGCGACTTGGTTGCCCGAGCTGCGGTGGTGGCGTTGCATTCGCACACCGTCGACCAACCGTGTGATGACACGTGCAGTGTGTACGAGCGGCCGCGCGACGATGCCGACGGCGACTGACCGAGAGAGCCGAACCGCCCGCCGGACATGTCACGGCGGGCGGTTGGTGGTCGTCGGTTCAGTGTGTACCGGCGTGGGCAGCGGCGGCAGCGTATGCGCGAGCGCGCTGCTCGGCGTCGCGGAATTGCATTGCGCCACTTACCGCACCGTGCCGGGTGCACACCGCTTGGACGATCCCGCGTTGGTACCTGACGCCGACGTATTCGGTGCCGCCGTCAAGGTAGTACCTGCCGGTGGATTGCCACACGTTGGCGAGGCACGTGTGGATGTGGATGGGGCGGGCGATCAGGGCGCCGGACACCGGGCGGCCGTCGACGTGGCGCACGCGGTAGAGGACTGCGGCGCGGTGGCCGTTGGATTCGACGTATTCGCCGGTCCAGCGGCATACCCAGCCGGACATCGACAGGAGTTCGGCGCCGACGGGCTGCTCGGCGATGAACGCGCCGAACGATCCGGGCGCGTTGTCGATCCCGGCGTACCCGGACAGGATGTGCGTGTGGTCGGCGGTGCAGCGGATTGCGGGTGCGGTGGCGGCGGTCATGGTCGGATTCCCTTCTGCGGTGGTGGATTAGCGGGCGGCGTCGAGCTGCTGTTGGATCGTGGCGCGGAGTCGGTCGGCGGCGTCGGCGAGTTCGTTCAGAAACACGGCGTTGTCGCCGTCCTCGGCGCGCCACCGCTGGATCGACGCGTACTCCTCGAGGGCGTCGATGATGACGAACTCCTCGTGTGTGCGGTAGTCGGTGCTGATGTCGAGCGTGATGCGCGCCGAGGTGTCGGTGGCGGTCATGGCCGGATTCCCTTCCGTGGCGGTCGGTTAGCGGCCGCGGCCGCCGGTGGCCGGACGCGCGTGCGCGCTGTAGTCGTTGGCGGGGTTGTACATCTGGTCATGGAGCCATGCGGTGACCTCGGCGGCCCGTCCGAAGCTGATGTTCAGGTCGATCGACGTTCCGGCGTTGTTGTCGAACACGGTCACGACCACGCCGTTGGGGTTCCGTTCGATGCGGAGGCCGGTGCCGCGTTCGATGCCCGCGAACGTGGTGGTTGCGATGGCCTGATCGGCGTCAATCGCGAGGTCGCCGCCTGCGAGGTAGACCTGTTCGACCCGCACGAGGGCCTCAACGGGGGTGCTGTAGTTCCCGCCGTCGTCGTCGAGGTCGAGGATGGCGATGCCGTTGGTGATGTCGACGACGGTGCCGCGCAGGTTGAGAATCTCGCCGTTGTCGGGGTTGCGGTGGGCGACCTCGGCGCGGTCGTTGACCTCAATCGGGCGGATGTTGGCGGTGGCGTTCATGTCGGACTCCTGTCGGGCGCGTTTGGTGGTTCCAACGTAACCGGACGGTGGTAGGTATGTCAACCACCACGATCGAACGCGCCGAGGCCGCCGGGGTTGCCACGAAACCGCGCAGCGGCACGAAAGTCGTGCAAGAAGGCGACATGTGGCCGTGGTGGGTGTCCGAACCGCCACGCCTGACCGGCAACCCGAAACCGGCCTGGGAGCACTACGACAAAACCGCCAACTTCGACGTCGGCGACCGCATGGCGCGGTTCGCGCACAAGATCGAAGAGCCGCTGTTCGGGTGGCAATGGGATTCCGGCCGGAAGATCATGGCGACCCGGCCCGACGGCCTCTGGGCGCACCCCGACGTCTGTCTCGTCATACCCCGGCAGAACGGGAAAACGCAGCTAATCGCGCTGCGCATCATCTATGGCCTGTTCTTCCTCGGCGAGAAGATCGTCTACACCGCGCAACGGTGGCAGACGGTCAAGGACGTTTACGACCGCATCGTTGCCATCATCACCCGGCGGCCGTCGCTGCTGCGCCGCCTGAAGGCGATGCCCGGCGTGCCGGACGGGTACAGCGAGGCCGGTCAACACGGCGAGATCTACACGACCAACGGCGGATCCCTCAATATGGGGCCGCGCACCAAGGCCGTCGGCCGTGGTCAAACGAAGATCGACCTCGCCATATTTGACGAGGCGTACGACATCAAAGACGTGTTGGTCGGCGGCCTGACCGGCGCACAGAAGGCATCACCGAACCGGCAAACCATCTTCATATCGACGGCCGCGGTGGAATCCGAGCACCCGGACTGTCACGTGTTCGCGGGTATGCGGCGCAACGGGTTACGGAGGGAACCGGATCTGTACGCCGCGGAGTGGTGTGCGCCCGTCACGTTCGAGCGGAATGATCCCGAGGCGTGGCGGTTGGCGTGCCCGTCGTTCGGGGTCACGCTCACGCAACGCGACGTTGCGGCGGAATGGCGCATGTCCCGGGCGAGCGCGCGCCTGTTGGCGATATTCGATGCCGACTACCTCGGTTGGGGCCAATGGCCACCGGACCCGGAGGCGGGCGATCCCGTCATCGACCCGGACGTGTGGGAGGCGCTCGTGATGCTGAACCCGGCACTAGTCGGCGATGTGTGTTTGGCGATCGAACGCACGCTGGACACCCGATATTGGTGCATCGCGGCCGGACAGCGGACCGCCGACGGCCGTGTGCACGTGGAGGTCGGGTACTTCCGGGCCGCCAACATTGGCGTCGTCGCCGCGGCCCTGTTGGAGTTGGTCGAACTGTGGAACCCGGCGGCGATCATCGTCGACGACCGGTCGAAGGCGAAACCGATTGTCGGCGTTATGCGCAACCAGGGCATCGAGATTGAAACGGCGTCGACGCCGAAGTTGGCGATGTACACGCAGGGGTTCCTGGATGGGGTCGAGGCGGCCGACGTGACGCACGTCGGGCAGAAGCTGCTCGGCGATGCGATCGAGGGCGCAGTGATGCGCGAACTGCCGCGGGGCGATCTGGTGCCCGACGAGAAGGAATCCGGGTCGCCGGTGGCCCCGTTGAAGGCGGTCATGTTGGTGCACGGCGCCGTGTTGGAGTACGCCGAGGAACCGAAGGCGGCCGCATCACCGTCCACCGGCGACGAATACGCGCCGGTCGATCTCGACGATGTGTCCGTGCTTGAGGCGTCGTTCTGACCCCACACTGGCGGCATGACCGAACGCGTCAAGACCGCCGCGCCGGTGTCCGAGACCGGGTACGTATCAGGATCCACCGTTGTGGACGGATGGACGGTGTGGGATCCGTTCGAGAAAACCCCCGAGCTGCAATGGCCGCAGTCCGTCGCGGTGTACAGCCGGATGGACAACGAGGACTCCCGCGTCACGTCGCTGTTGGAGGCGATCAGTCTGCCGATCCGTTCGACGGCGTGGCGGATCCGGGCCAACGGTGCGTCCGACGAGGTGACCGAATTCGTGTCGCGGAACCTCATGGTGCCGATCGACGGCGAGGACGACGTGCGGAACCCGGGCCGGTCCCGGGGCCGGTTCTCGTGGTTGGAACACCTCGAGGAGGTGGCGTCGCCGACGCTGCAATACGGGCACGCGCTGTTTGAACAGGTGTACCGGCCGCGCAATCAGTCGCCCGATGGGCGGTTCTGGCTGCGGAAGCTCGCGCCGCGCCCGCAATGGACGATCCTCAAATTCAACGTTGCGATGGACGGCGGCCTCGACAGCATCGAACAGGTTGCGCCGCCCGCGCGCCCGGCGTCGTCGCTGTACGTCGCCAACATCGCGCCGCCAAACATCCCGGTCAACCGCCTGGTGGTCTACACCCGCAACAAACGGCCGGGGCAGTGGCAGGGCAAGTCAATCCTGCGGTCGGCGTACAAGCATTGGTTGCTGAAGGACAAGCTGCTCCGCATCGAGGCGGCCACGGCCGAGCGGAACGGCATGGGTATCCCGGTCGGCACGGCGTCGAAACCGGACGATCAGGCCGAGGTCGACAAGATGGCCGCCCTGGCGCGGTCGCTGCGCGGCGGCATGAACGCGGGCGCCGGTTTGGCCGCCGGTCAGATTCTCGAACTGTTGGGCGTGTCGGGCAATCTGCCGGACATCGGGCGGGCGATCGAACGTCACGACCGGTCCATTGCTCTGTCGGGGTTGGCGCACTTTCTGAACCTCGACGGCAAGGGCGGGTCGTACGCATTGGCGTCCGTCCTCGCGGATCCGTTCACGCAGGCGGTACAGGCGTACGCCGAGTACATCTGCCGGATTGGCAACCAACACGTCGTCGAGGACCTCGTGGACATCAACTTCGGCGTGGACGAACCTGCGCCGCTGTTGGTGTTCGACCCGATCGGATCCCGCCAAGATCTAACCGCGGCGTCGGTCAAGATGCTGTACGACTCGGGCGTGTTCGACGATGACCCGGCGGTCAAGCGTGCGATCCGGCAGCGGTTCAACCTACCTTCTGAACTGAACGACACGCCGACGCCGGAACCGGAGGAGGACCCCGCCGCCGTGCCCACACAATCCGCACCCGCGCGTACCCGGTCGTCCGGCACCGCGGCCAATGCACGTACCCGTACCCGGTCCACTTCCCCTCGGCCGGGTACGGGTGCGCAGGGGGAGTTGTTCCATGTCGGGTAAACGCGAGTGGTTCCGGTTCGTCGCAGCGAAGGCGAAGAACCAACCCGCCGAGGTGTTCGTGTACGGCGACATCGGCGAAACATTCTGGGGCGACGGGGTATCCGCGCAATCGTTCGTCGACCAACTGAACGCGATCGACGCCGCCGAGCTTCACGTTCGGATCAACAGTCCAGGCGGATCGGCGTGGGACGGCATGACGATCGCCAACGCAATCATGCGGCACCCGGCCAAGACAACGACCTTCATCGACGGGCTGGCCGCGTCGGCAGCGTCCATCGTGGCATTCGCGGGCGACGAGGTGGTGGTGTCGAAGTGGGGCCGCGCCATGCTGCACAACGCCCACGCAATGGTCGCCGGTACCGCGAACGACATGCGAGACGTAGCAACGCAGTTGGACGCACTGAACGCCAACATGGCGACGTACTACGCGGACCGGGCGACCGGCGGGGATGACGCCGCGGCGTTCGCGCGTGCGATGGAAAAAGAGACGTGGTACTCCGCTCAAGAGCTGATAGACGCCGGTTTGGCAACCCGAATCGACGACAGCGGCGTACGCGAGGAAGTGGAAAAGGCGGTTGCATCCGCCCTATCTACGGCCCGAATGAAGTTCCAACATCCACCGGCCGCGACGACAAAGGAGAATCGCATGGCAACCAAGGATGACCTCGCGAAGCGGTTGGGGAAGGATCCCGCCGACGTCACCGACGAGGACCTGATGAAGGCAGCGCTCGATGCGCTCGGGGACGCCCCGGCGGACGATCCCAAGGACATCGGTGCGACCGGCGATCCGGCCGAGGCCGATCCCGCCGCGCCGCCTGCCGGTGACCCCACGCCCGAGACCGCGCCGACGCCGGTGCCCGCGGCGGCCAAGGGCGGCACCACCGTCGAGGTTGATTCGGTCGCGTTCGCCGAACTACAGCGGCAGGCCGCCCTCGGTGCGCAGGCGTTCGCCGACGCGCAGGCCAAGGCCGACAAGGCGGTGGTCGACAAGGCGATTGACGAGGGCCGGATCCCGCTCGCCCGCGCGAACGCCTATCTCGCGCTGATGTCGGCCGACCGCGCCGACACCACCGACCTCCTGACACGCCGGATTCCACCGAACACGGTGCCGCTGTCGGAGGTCGGTCATTCGGCCGATGTGCCCGGGGCCGACGCAACCGCATCGGTCACCGACAACCCGTCGTACAACGCATGGATGAAGGGACTCGTTCGATGAGTGGTGTTGCGCAGTACCGGAAGGCGGGGCCGCGGACGTGGACCCCGAAGCAGGGCGTGAACGTCAAGGGCGGCCGGGTGGTCGAGGCCACCACCACGCCCGGCCGGATTCAGCACGCGGCCGCCGGGTCGGTCAAGACCCTCGGCGTCGCGCTCACCGACGCCATCGCGCCCGAGGACCTCGTGACCACGCCGGTTACCGGCAGCGACGGGCGCCCGGTTACCGCGATGTACGCGCTGCCGACCACCGTCGCCGTCGCTGACGGCGGGATCGAGGTCAAGGTCGAATACGCGGCCAACGCGGCGTTTGGCGACCGGCTCGTGGCCGCCGCCGACGGCAAGGTAACGCCCGCCGTCGACGCGACCGTGGATCCCCGCGCCATCGTCGGCAAGTGCACCGAACCCGCCGGGGTCGTCGTAGCGACCAACCCGCGCGGCCTCATGGAAACCGCCTAACAGGCGATACCGGGAACAGGAGACACACACATGACAGCACCGACCGGGATCGTCAGCGTTAGCGACGGTCCGGCAATCACCGTCCGGGAGCTCATCGGGAATCCGCTGTTCATCCCGACCGCGCTCAAGGAGATGATGGTCAACCAGTTCATCTCCGAGACGCTGTTCCGCAATGGCGGCGCGAACACCAACGGCGTCGTCGCGTACCAGGAAGGCAACCCGTCCTTCCTCGAGGACGACGTGGCCGACGTCGCCGAGTTCGGCGAGATCCCGGTGTCGTCCGGTGCCCGCGGCCTGCCGCGCACCGCGTTCGCCGTCAAGAAGGCGTTGGGCGTCCGGGTGTCCAAGGAGATGATCGACGAGAACAAGGTCGGTCAGGTCAACGACCAGATGACGCAGTTGCGCAATACGTTCATCCGGGCCAACGACCGCGGCGCCAAGGCGCTCCTTCAGTCGCCGATCGTGCCGACCCTCGCCGTCCCGACCGCGTGGGACAACGGCGGCAAGGTGCGGACCGACATTGCGATCGGTATCGAACAGATTGCGACCGCGGCGCCGACGGCGTATCCGGCCGGTGTCGGTTCGTCCGACGAGTACTTCGGGTTCGTCCCGAACACGATGGTCATGCACTACGGCCTGTTGCCCATCCTGATGGACAACGAGAATTTCATGAAGGTCTACGAGCGCAACGCGGGGTATGTCGCGGACGCTCCCGACTGGTCCGGCAACTTCCCCGGTTCGGTCATGGGCCTCAACGTGATTCGGTCGCGCACGTTCCCGATTGACCGCGTTCTCATCATGGAACGCGGCACCGTCGGGTTCTACAGCGACACCCGGCCGTTGCAGTTCACCGCCCTCTACCCGGAGGGCAACGGCCCCAACGGTGGCCCCACCGAGTCGTACCGGTCCGACGCGTCGCACAAGCGCGCGCTGGCGGTCGATCAGCCGAAGGCCGCCCTGTGGCTGACCGGAATCGTGACGCCATGAGCGGGTCCTACGTAGTGGTGTCGACCCGCCTCGACACCGTGGACGAGAAGGGTCGCCGCACAAAGCATTACCGCGGCGACACCATCACCGGCCTATCCGATGCGGACGTGGACCGGTACAAGTCGGCCGGTGCCATCGCGGCGCCGTCCAACGACGAGGCCAAGGCCGCCAAGGCGGATCCGGCGGAACCGAACCCGGCCGAAACGTCCGAGCCGGAACCGGCCGAGATCCCGCTGGCGTCGGACATCGTGGCCGCCAACAACGGCGGTGCGGAACCGGCGCAGGACGAGACACCGGCGGCACCGGAACCCGCCGAGCCGCAGGTGTCGGACATCGTGGCGCAGGCGAACAGCGGCGCGGGCCAGTTGAAGCGTCCGGTCAAGGCGGCGACCGCCGAGGCGTGGCGGACGTACGCCGTGGAATCGGGGCAGATGACCGAGGACGAGGCCAAGGCACACACCCGCGATCAGCTACGCGACACCCTGAAGTAGTCGCATGGCTGACGTGACGCCGTTTCTCGATGCGGTGCAGTTCGAGGCGATGTTTCGTCCGCTGTCATCGGGCGAGAAGCTGCTCGCTGAAACGTTGCTGAAGGCGGCGGCGATCCTGATTCGTCAGAGGGTCGCCGCCGCTGGACGCGACCCCTTGGCCATCGACGACCCGATGGCAATCCTCGTGTCGTTCGAGGTCACCCGCAACGTGTTCCCGGCGGTGCCCGACCTCGAGGGCCGGACGTCGTACAGCATCACCACCGACGACCGCACCGAACAGGGCACCCTCGCGGCGGCCGCCGGACTGTTGGACTTCGACGACCGCCACTGGGCGCTCCTCGGCCTATCCGCCACGGCCACACCGACATACGGCGGAATGAACGGCGACTTCGGGCCGCTCGGCGGCATCCCCGACGCGCCGTCGATCCGCTGCGATCTGTGGCTGGGGCAGTAATGCCGTACATCGGCCCCGACTCCATCGACATCGTGTTTCGTGATCCCGCGCCGGGTGTTGACCCGCAGGGACGCCCGAACACCGTTGACCGCGTTATCCCGAAGTCGAACTGTTCGCTGACCGTGGCCACCGCGACGAGCGTCGAGGGTGTCACCGCGAACACACAGAACGGGATGGTGGCCCGCTACACCGCGAAGGCCATGCTGCCGTTCGATGCCGACACCGTGGCTCTGACGTCGACGTGTGCGATCCGCCATGACGGCCGGACGTACGAGCTGTCTGCCGACGCGATCCCGAAGCGGACGTTGCGGGGGCGGCCCGACCACGTGCGGGTGTTCGCAACGTGCGAGGTGGCCACGCTCGAGCTCGGTGAATTGGTCACCATCACACCGAAGTTCGGCCGGGACGATACCGGTCAACCGCTGCCCGACGGCGTGCCGTTCGATGTCGTCGCCCGCGCAGTCACGCCGGGGAACACGGCCAAACAGCTGGGCGTGTCGGGGGAGCAGGACGTCGCCGACTTCACCGTGGTTTTCGACCTCGCGGTACCGATCAAGGACGGCGACGCGGTGAATCTGCGCAACCGCCGCGGTGTGGTGCGGGTGGCCGACCACCTCGAGGAATGGGCCGACCGGGATACCCGGGTGGCGCTGGTGAAGGTCCGCACCGGCGGGCGGCGGTAGCGGATGGCACCCCGCGGCAAATTCAAGCTGAACCGGCGCACCGTCCGCATGATCGCGCGGGAGGACCCGAAGTTGACGGAGGCGGTCGACGACGTGGCCGACGAGGTGGCGCGTCGGGCCGGGCCGTCGGCCACCGTGGACCACTACACGACCGACCGGCATGTGGGCGGCGTGGTGGTCCCTGCCGTCGATCAGGCGCGCAACGGGACGCTGACCCGCGCTGCGCAGGGCGCCGCGGCCGAATCGAAGAAGGCGCCGCCGTCGCAAGGGCCGGTCCGCGCGTTCCGGTCGCGTGCGGAATGGCGGCGCGCATTTGCGTCCGGTGCGTCGAACGCGTCGGCGCGCGCACGTGTATCGGCGACGTACGCCGCGTTGCCCGAGAAGGCCAGGAGGGGCGATGCCTGACGTACGTGTGATGGGCGATGCGGTGCCGCCGGTGAAGGCGTACCTCGAACAGTGGCACGGCGCGAGCGTGCGTATTGCGGACGAGGTACCCGACGATTGGGACGTGGATACCGATGTGCCGCTGATCGTAGTGGCGGACGACGGCGGGCCGACCATGTGGCCGGTGTGGTCGAAGCCGCTCGTACGGTGCACCGTCTACGCCAACGGCAAACAGACCGCGAAGGATCTGCGCCGCGTGACGATGGGCGCGCTGTTGGCCGGGCCAGTTCCCGGCGTGCACATCGGACAGTCGGGCATCGGATACACCGACGCCCGCGACCCGGACACCGGCGCAGACCTGGCGTCGTTCACCGTCACCGCGACGGTTCGCACCGAAGTAATCACCGTCTAGGAACAGGAGATAGCGATGGCGGGCAACCCGGATAACGTCGTCCTTTGGACCGAGGCCGACGTGCTGTTTTACAACAGCACCACGCTCCCGGTCGAGGACCTTCCCTCGGCGATCACTGACCCGTTCGTCACGACGACGGGCAAGTGGGGTTACGGCGGCCTGTTGGTCGGCGCCGACGGTATCAACATCCAGCGCGAGTGGGACGAGACCGACATCCCGGCGTGGGGTTACGGCACCATCATCGTCGCGTCGAAGGACTTCAAGTGCACCGGCACCGTGTCCGCCCGCGAGGACAACGCCGTCATCCAGTCGATTCTGTGGCCCGGTTCGACCGATACCACGTTGGTCGTGCCGGATCCGTCGCACCAGTTCGTGGCGATGGAAAAGCGATCGGCGACCGGCAAGAAACACCGCATGATCTCGAAGCGGCCTGCGCGCCTTTGGATCCCGAACGATCAGAAGGTGGAGGGCGACAACACGCCGTACGAGATCAGTATGCGGATCTTCCCGAACGCGGCGCGCGAACTGTTCCTCGTCCAGCAGACCGCGGCGACGCCGTAACCCCGATCCGGCCCGATTCCCTGAAAGGCGAACCCATGAAAACCATCAAGTTGTCGCAGGACATCGAGCACGAGGGCCTCGTGGCGGGTGATGTGCTGTCGGTGGACGACAATTCGGCGGCCGCGCTGATCCGGTCCGGCCGGGCCGAGGAGTACGACCCACAGAAGGCACCGGCGGCCGACACCACCAACGTCGTCCCCGAGCCCGAGGTGACCACGTACGGCAACCAGGAGGGCGTGCGCACCATCGACGACATCCGCGACCCCGAGGCGGCCCGCAACCGCCGCGTGATGTCGTTCGCCACCGTGGCCGCTGCCGACCACGGCCCGGTCGCTGCGGAACCCACCGCGGCGACTGACGTCGAACCGGAAGCCGAGGCCGTCGACGGCGCTGGTGCCACCCACACCGGCACCCTGCCCACGTCGGCATCCAACGCAGGCGAACCCGCCGACGCACCCGCCGAGGCCGACACGTCGAAGGCCACGCGCCCGAAGCCCGGCCGCCCCGGCAGCACCACCACCACGTCCGCACAGGCAGCGCCCGACGCTAAGTCGGCGGGTGGCGATGCCGGTGGAGGCAACAGCTAGCGCACGCGCGCTAGAAGCGGCCGGTGCCGCGGAGGTCACATTCGACTTCCGCGGCACCGCCGTAACTATTCCCCGGCCGATCGAGGCGTGGCCGCTAGATGCCATCCGCGCCAACAAATCCGGCCGTGCACTGAAGGCACTGCTGAACCGGCAGCGCCCACCCATGCGCACCCACGCCGACGCCGTAGAGCTGTCGCTGCGCATGGCCGACGCCTGCGGCGTGACCCCGCTCCCAGAAACACCCGCCGACGCCACCGGCATGTTCGGCGCGGTCCCGACGCTGCTGCGGATCGTCGACAACCACGGCGACGACCTCGAGGCGGACCTGCGCCGGTTCTTCAAAGTCGACTACCGCGAACTGTTCACAGGCGGCCTGACGCTGCGCCAGGTGTGGGTCTACATCCGCCGAATCCCCACCGACAGCGCATTACTGACGGCCCGTAACGGTGGCCGCCCGCCGTGGACCCGCGGCGAGATCATCGCGGCCCGCCAGTGGGAGGCGTGGGTCCGCAAACGCTACGACGGCCGACCGATGTCGCCCGAGGAATACGACGCGTGGAAGGCGCAACAGGCGACCGCCAACGCGACGAATGACCGGCTCGCAGAACGCGAGTCGTACTACGCGTCCGGGCAGAACATGCGCGACGCCGGGGTGGACACCACCGGCAAGTCGTTCAGCGCGCCCGGCCACGAACGTCCACCGCAGAAACACCAACCAACCGAATCCGATCCGGTCGCACGCGCATTGGCGGTGGCGAAGCGCAACGCGGCCCGGTCACTACCCCGAGGACAACATGGACGAGCACCCGCAGAACAGCAACCCGGATTCCGAAGCGGCCGTTGGGACCCCGCCGGAAGCTCCTGGTGACAGCACGCCGACCCCGGCGCCGATCCCGCCCGAGTTCGATCTGGTCGAGGTCGAATGGCGCGGCGCGCGGTGGCAGATCCCGAAGGACCGCGGGTTGTGGGACATGAACGTGCAGTTCGAGTTTGAGGAGGGGAACCGCCTGCGCGGCCTCCTGACGCTGCTCGGTGGATCCCCGGCCGGTATCGGCAAGGCGCGCCGCGAGGTGTACGCGGTGGCCCGCACCAACCGCGAGGTCGACGACTTCATGGACCACGTGACCGAGGTGCTCAACAAGGAGTGCGTCGGATGACGTTGGCCGGTCGTCGGGTTCGTCCGCTCCGTGTGTCGGGCGTGCCCGGCGCATGGGTCTGGGTGACCGACGACCGGCCCACCGGTGGCGGCGTCATCACCCGCGTGTGGTCGTCCACCTACGAGTTCCTCGGATACCTAGCGAAGTCGGACGGGGTGCGTAATGCCTGACATTGGTTACTACACACTGCCTGTCATCCCGTCCTTCCGGGGGATCGAGGGCCGTGTCAACGCCGACATGAACCGGGCGTTCGGCCGGTCCGGTACCGCTGCCGGTCAGTCGCTCACCAAGGCCGCAGCGACGGCGATTGCACGCGATAAGTCGATCGAGACAGCGACCGCCAACAAGTCGAAGGCGGCCGAGAACCTCACCCGCGCAATGGAACGCAACGCCGACGCGTTGGGCCGGGTGCGCACCGCGGAGGCGCAGTTGACCGCGGCCCGCAAGAGCGGCATCGAGGCGCGGGTGGTGTCCGCCGAGGAACGGTTGGCCACCGCGCGCCGGAAGGTGGCGCAGGAAACGCGCGGGGTGGCCGCGGCGAACCGCGACGTCACGGCGTCGGCGAAGAAGTTGGAGGAGGCGGTCAAATCCAGCGGCAGTAGCGGCGGCGGCGCGGGCGACGCGGGATTGGCCGGTGTGATGCTGCTGGGCCGCGGTGGCGCGGCCGGGTTGTCCCGCATGGCGGGGTCGGCCGGTACTGCGGCCGGGGCGGCGATGAAGGCCGGTATCGCCGGGGCGTTGACGGTGGCCGCCGGTGCGGCAATCGCTGCGCCGTTCTTCGCGGCGTTCAAGGCGTTCCAATGGGGCGCCGAGGCCGGGTTGCCGCTCGAGAAGGCCATGAACAACATGAAGGCGGTCACCAACGCCACCGGCCAGGAGATGGCGGCCGCGGGCGCGGAGGCGCGCCGTCTCGGGTCGGACACCCAACTGGCCGGGACCACCGCGGGGCAGGCCGCCGACGCGATGTCGGAACTGGCCAAGTCGGGGTTCAGCGTCAACGAGGCGATCGGCGCCGCACGCGGCACGGTGCAGTTGGCCACCGCCGCCCAGATCAGTGCTGCCGACGCCGCGCTCTACGTGGGTTCGGCAATCAACACGTTCCAGCTGAAGGCCACCGACGCGGCGCGGGTCACCAACGACCTCGCGGCCGCGGCCAACGCGTCGTCGATCGAGATCCCCGACCTCGCGTTGGCGCTACAGCAAGGCGGGTCGGTGGCGTCCGGGTTCGGTATGTCGCTCGAGGACACCATTGCCACGTTGTCGACGTTCGCACAGATGGGCGTGCGCGGGTCGGACGCCGGAACGCTCATGAAAACGTCGCTACTGGCGACGTTGGATCCGACCGAAAAGCAGACCGGGGCAATGGAATTGCTCAACCTCCGGTTGCAGGACGCCAACGGCAACTTCGTCGGATACCGCGAGATGATGAACCAGCTCTCGGTGGCGTCAAAGACGTTGAAACAGGACCAATTCAACGCCGCGGCGGCGACCATCTTCGGCACGGACGCGGTGCGCGCGTCGATGTTCGCGGCGGGCAACGCGGTTCCGATCTGGGACAAGATGCGGGTCGCGCAGAACGACCAGACCGCGGCGGCCCGCATGGCGGCGGCGCAGATGCAGGGAATGCCGGGCGTCATCGAGGGCGTGTCCAACACGGTCGACAGCATGAAGCTGACGATGTACGACGCGGGCAACGCCATCGCGGTTGCGTTGGGCCAACAGGCATTAGGTGGCCTCGACGGCATCGCGGAATGGATGTCCGACCATCAACCGCAAATCATCGGATTCTTCACGTGGATAGGCACAACCGCCGTCGACGTCGGCAAGGAGATCGTCAAATTCGCGGCCGACGGCGCGCGGGCATTGGCGCAGTTGGTGAACGTCATCGGCGACACGTTGGGCGGCCTGACCAAGGCCAACGCGGGGTTGCAACGCCTCCTCGGCCGCGACGACATCGCCGACGACCTGGAGAAAACCGCCCAGGAGCAATTCGGTTGGGCCGACGGCATTTATCGCACGGCCGACGCGCTAGACGCCACGGTCGACCGAATGGACAAGTTCAAGGGCAACCTACAGAGGGCGGGCGATCAGGCCAACAACGCCGCGAAACTCACTGTCGCCCTTGGCGATGCAATCACGGACGTGCCCGGCGGCAAAGACATCATCATCACGGACAACTCGCCCGAGACGGTTGCGAACCTGAAGCGCATCGGCGTCGGCCTGGAGGAGACACCTACCGGGTTGAAGATCACCGCGACGACCGACGAGGGCGAGCGGATCATCAACGATTGGCGCAAACAACAGGGCCTCGAGCCGCTGAAGATCGACGTCAAACCGGAGATCGACCCGGAGGCCAAGCGGCGGTTCGACGAGTTCGCCAACAACTTCCGGTCCGCGATGTCGGGGACGCCGATTCTGCCGCCGGGGTTGCCGCCGGGCACCCGGCCTGGCGCGGAATTGCAACCGGGCGCGTCGATCACCGACCTGTTGACGCCGCGGCCGCGTGCGAAGGGCGGCCTGTTCGAGGGTGTCCGGCCGATGCCTGCCAACGCCACGATCCAGGGGCCGGTCGCCGGTGGGTTGGTCAACTGGGCCGAGGCGGGCAAGCCCGAGGCGTACATCCCGATCAACAACAGCGCCGGGTCGAAACAGATCTGGTTGGAGACCGGGCGCCGGTTGGGAATGGTGCAGGGGATGGCCAACGGCGGCCTCGGCGACGCCGGTGGTCTACTGCCGTACTCGCAGCAATTGCGCGAGCTGCTGTACCGGCAGTTCCCGGCACTGAAGGACATCGGCGGGTACCGGGCACCCGACGGGTACAACGAGCATTCGTCGGGCCGTGCGCTCGACGTGATGATTCCCGACTACAAGTCGGCGACGGGGATCGCCCTCGGTAACCAGGTGGCGTCGTTCGCGCTGTCCCTGCCGGGCACCGATCGCGTGATGTGGCAACACCGGATCTTCTACCGCAACGGCCGCAACGAGTGGGTCGAGGAGCGCGGGTCCGATACCGCGAACCACATGGACCACGTGCACATCTTCGGCAATGACGCGGCCGCTGCGGCGACGCAGGGCGGCGCGCCGGACCTCGGTGGCTACGGGTACAGCTACGGGGCGAGCGGTGGCGCGATGCAGACGGTGCCCGATTGGGATGCCATCGCGTCGAAGGAATCCGGCGGCAACTGGGCCACCAACACCGGCAACGGCTACTACGGCGGATTGCAGTTCGACCAGCCGACGTGGGACCGGTACGGGAAGCAATACGCGGAGCGCGCGGACCTGGCTACCCGCGACCAACAGATTGCCGCGGCGGACGCGTTGGTGAAGGATCGCGGGGCCAACGCGCCGCAGGCGTGGCCGAACACGTGGGCGACGAAACAGGTTGCGGCCAATGGGTTGTCGATGGGCAACCGCACGCCCGGCGTCGACCCCGAGACAGGGGAGCGCGGGTATTACAGCTCGGACCCGAAGAAGGTCCGCGAGGCCGAGCAGAAGGTGGCCGACGCCGATCAGCGCATCAAGGAGGCCGACGCCCGGGTGGCCGAGGAGGAGGCGTCGGTCCGCGAACTGAAATCGGACGCAAAGGAATCCGAACGGATCCGGGCGCAGAACCAACTCGACAACGCGCGGGCCGACGCGGCGAAGGCGCGCCGCGAGGCCGAGGACGCACGTTCGGGGTTGGGCGAGGCGCAGCGCGGCGACTTCAAGAAGGGCGACGTTGTGCGTGGTGGCGACGGCGCGTCGCAGTTCGGCGAGGTCGGGTCGATCATGTCGGCGTTCATGAAGGACACGTTCGGCCTGGGTGACCTGCTGCCCGACCCGTCGCAAATGGGCATCGTCAAGTTGCTCGGCGCCATCATGGGCCTCAAATACACGCCGCAGGGCAAAGGCTTTCCGTGGCAGTCCGGCTATGCGGGCGGCACCGGCGCACCGTGGTCGGGCAACCCGTTCGGCGGCGGCGGGGCGGTCACCGACCCACTGTCCGCGGCTACGTCCATGCTGCCGTTCGGAATGGTGCCCAACGCATTCGATGCGGCCACCGCGACCGGCGGCAGCGGCACCGCGCCCGGGTCGACCCTGCCGATTCCGCAGATGCCACCCGAGGGCGTGCACGTCGGCAGTGCAGCGCAACCCGGACCTCAACAGGTCGACGCCTCCACGAACGTCACGGTCAACGGCTACAGCCAAACCGACGTCGTGAACGGCGTTCGCCGCGAGCTGCAATGGGCGCCGCGCGTCGGCACCTACACACCACCAGGTGCGGGATAGGGGAGGCCACGCGATGACATCCATGCTGCCGCACGTCGAGGACGCGCCCTGGTCCACGCTGCCGCCCGAGATCCGTGATGCGCCTATCTCCTGCAAGTGGATTGGCTCCGACGGCCGTGTGTGGCCACTGACCGGGCTGGACGCCGGTGCCGAGGGCGCGTTCGTCGTCGGCGACATCGACGGGTTGGTACACGTGCCGTTCGAAGGCATCTGGACGAAACCGGCGTACGGGCCGCCGCGATTCGAGCGCACCATCGACGGCCGCCGCGAGGTCGCGTTCCAGCTCGGCCTGTATTCCGATCAGGCGTTGGGATGGTTCGACACCGAATCGCGTTGGTGGAACGGATGTCGGCGCGACGCCACCGGGTTCTTCTCGATCACCACGTTGCGGCATGGCGAGCTGTGGATGCCGATGCAACTGTTGGACACCCCGAAGGCCACGCTGTCGCCGACGATCGAGAGCCGGTACAACCGCGCCCTGATTCACAACGTGGTGTTGGCCGTCGACGGCGAACCGCGTTGGCGGCGGCCGGACGTCGCGCCGCCGCCGTGGGTCCGGCCCGCCGGTGTGGTCGACCGCGGATATATCCGGGTGGCCAACCGGTCGGATGTGCCCTCGTGGCCGATCTTCTTCCTCGACGCGCCCGGCAAGGTGTCGCTGCCCGACGGCCCCAACGCGTTCACGTCCGACCGGTACAACCCGCTCGACGATTGGCCGCGGTTGGGGGAGCTGTTCGGCCTGCCGCTGATCGACAGCGTGTTGGACCGCTACACGCGCACCCGGGCGGCGAACATGATCGACATCCCGGAATTGCAACCGGGCGAACACGCGATTATCGACACCGACCCGACGCACCGGATCGCCGTCACGATCCTCGATCCGGTCGACAACATCGTGAAGCGGTTCATCCGCAACAGCGAGTTGTTGGATTGGCTGACAGGGCATTACGGCGACACCGGGTTGCCGCTGATTCAGCGCATGAAGGGCCAGGGGTTCTCGGTTCCGATCCCGCCGCATAGCGTGGCCACGCTGCCCGTCATGCACTCGCGGCCCGGGGCGAAGATCGCGGTGCAGTTGCCGCAGCGATTCGAGTCGGCGCTCGCATGACGGCCCTACTCGACGGCATCGCCGGACTGTTCAACGGGGCCACCGGTGTGTCGGCCGCGACCAAACGCGGCGAGTTCACGCCCGAGGTGAAACAACAGCTCCTCGAGCGCCGGTGGGCGTACATGAACCGGAAGGTCAAGAAGCCGCTAATCCGGTTGTGGGACAAAGAGATGCGGTTCATTGCGCGTCTCGAGAACGTCGATAGTTGGTCATGGGAGGAGCTAGCGACCGACGACGGCGAGGCCAAGGTCCAATTCAGCGGCAAGGCCAATGAATGGATTCGCGAGGTCGTCACCTACCAAACGCGGATCGAGGAAGACCTACACGTCACCATCGACCCCGACCCGGACAAGCCGCACGATTGGCGAAACCGGTGGGGCGGCAAGGTCCTCATTGTCGAGGACGACGAGGTGGCGGGCGAGGCCGCCGTCACGACGCTGCATTGCATATCGAACCGCCGCCACCTGCGCGGAATCCTGCTGGGCGCAAATCCGGTGTTCCCGATGGAAGCCCAGATTCCGAAGATGTTCCTCTGGGCCGGTCCTACGGCGTTCACCTGCGCCGCAACAACTTTTATCAACCTGTTCCGCCTGCAAACGCTGAACGGGTTCTTCCCGATCCCGCGCAACATATTCGCGCCGGAAACGTGGCTACAGAACGTGTCGCCGCTCAATTGGCCGATCCAGGTAATGCCGATCAACCCGGTATTGGACCAATCGCGTTGGTGCACAATCGGTGCCCGGTGGAAGGACGCGCAAACGATCCTGTCGCCGGTCATGAAGGACGCGGGTGTCATCTGCCGCGCCTACACGTGGCTCCCCGGCGATCCGGCCCCGTACACCATGTTCGGCGCGCTGGCCGAGGTGCTGAAGCCGACGCGGGCGTGCATCATCCTGTCCTTCGAGGACAAGTCGGGTTACACCGGCCCGACCGGTACCGCGATCGATGGCGCGTTGAACCTGTTCGCCGCGACGCTCGACGATCTGATTACCGAGACGCTGTTCCCGCTCGACGACGACCACAACCTCGAGACGGATCCGTTCTTCCGCAAGCTGCTGCTGGTCGCGCCCAAACCGCCGCCGTGGGTGTTCCGTGACGTCGGGTACGGCAACGTCAAACGCAAAACCCTGACAATTCATAAACAACAGGGCACCGATATTGTTACCGGTGGCAAATCGCCCGCATGGGTGAATATGGCGATCACCTTCGCAATTCGATATGGAATATCGCAATTGGCGCAGGTTGTATTAGGCCAGGAAGCGCCGGGTGTCGAGGGCCTCGACAACCTATATCAGGGCCAGCTCGATGACGTGTTCTTGGCCTTTATGCGGTTCGTCAATCCAATTCGTTCAGCAAACGCGGGATCGTACGCATTCCGTGAATACTTTGAACAGGGCGGCGGCACCGCATACACCATCAACGGCGTTCAGACGCTCGCCGAGGGCGACTACAAGATGCGCGCCTATGCGTCGATGAAGTTCGACGTGTCCGACGGCCCGTTGGTGTACGGCGAGGACTACGTGTTGGGCGACCGCGTGCAGGCCGAAATACGCGGGATCCGTTACGTGGACCAGATTCTCGCGGTGAAGGCGCAGGGCTCGCGTGACGAGGCCGGTATCCCGGTGGTCTCCTTCGGGGACGACACCCGCGAGGAGGATCCGGTCGCGCGGGCGTTCCGAACGATCGGCAACGTGGCCAACTTCGGCGCGCTGCTCGCTAGCGGAGGGGACATGTTCTGACATGGGTAAGGCATCGCGCAACCGCGCCAACCGCGCCGGATTCACTGGCGACGCAACCGGATCGGGGGCGGTGGGTTCGTCGGTGTTCCCACAGTTCCCCTACGAGCGGAAGTTCACCCGCGAGGAGATCAACGAGGACATCCTGCCGCGCGCGAAACGGATGGGCGACCTCATGCGCGACGGCATGGGGCCGAACGGATCCGTGCTGTACATCCCGGGCGACGTGTTCGAGCTGTGGATGATCCACGGCGTTCTGGCCGGTGCAGACGGCGGCAAGGCGTACATCCGGGCGCGGAAACTGCCCGAGGAATCCGGCCGGTTCACGAACGCCGTGGAGTGGGTGGTCATCAAGGAGGACACGGCCGAACAGCGGCAGGCCGACGCCGACGCCGAGGCGCAAATGTACGTCGACGCAATCGAACAGAACCTCCGACCGGAGGTCCGCGATGCGATCCGACGCCGGTTCCGGGCGGCCGCCAACGACGCGAACGAATACCTCGGCGACGCACCCGAAGCCGACGCGGTGCGCGACGCCGGACGCGACTTCGGTGCGCCGCGATTGGTGCAGTTCACCGACGACCCCAACCCCGAGGAGGGTGACCGATGACGATCCCAACCGAGCCGCTGTTCATCGGGTCGCGGTACGTCCAGATCAAGTTCTATGCGGCGCCACGCAATCCGGGCGACCCGGCGACCATCGTCGGCACGCTGACGTTGATGCCCGACGAGAACGTGTTGGTGCTCGACGCGTTGAAGGGCGACAAGGGCGACAAGGGCGAACCGGCGCCGTTCTGGCGGCCGGAATGGCAATCGACGATCACCAACCCGGCCGACCTCGCCGACCTCGATCTATCCGACGGCGACGCCGGACGCGCGTGGTACATATCCGGGTATTGGCACGTGTGGACCGGCGACGAGTTCATTCCGTTCCTCGGTGCGATCCCCGGCCCGCCCGGTGTCACGCCGCTAATCACGATGGCGGCCAAGGGGATCCCGGTACCGGAGTCGGGGCCGTACGGCGTGATTCAGGTCAACCCGTCCGGCACCGCGGAAGAACCGCACTTCGAGCTCGAGGTGCCGCTGATCCCCGGCCCCAAGGGCGACAATGCGCGGATCGCCGAAGCCGAGGACGTGTACGGGTCGTTCCTCGAGGGTCAGGCGCCGGTGTGGTCGGCCAACGCGGGCGGCGTCGGTGTGCCCGGGTTCGCGCCCGGCGATCCGTCGCCGAACTCGGTCGGGTACATGACGTTCCCGGAGGGCATCTTCGGCCCCGGTGGCACGTTCAGTCAGGCGCGCACGGTGATTCTGAACGCGTTGGTGCCCGCGTCGACGAAGGCGTATTGGCCGAAGGTCGGCGGCCACCTGCGCTGGAAGCGGTCGGGCCTGTTCAACAGTGCACAGGTCGAGGTGGAGGTCCGGTGGTTGCCGAACGGGTCGACCGATAGCCCGGAAACCGGCACGCTAATCGGCCGCGCGCTCTATGACCCGTCGACGTTGGACGCCGAAACGGTGTCGAACATATGGGACGCGTTCAGCTCCGCGGCCGACCCGACCGCGGCCGTCGGCCCGGAGTCCGCTGTCGGCCGCGTCCCGGCCGGGCAGGACATCCGGTTGATTGTGATCCTGTACCGCTCGGGTGGTTCGGGCAACTATGTGTACGCCACGCCCGGAACCCACTTGAGCCTCGAACAGATCCCGGTGTCGTAATGCCACGTGCGGCCGATAGATTCCCGGACCGGCGCGGCGGCAACGATCTACATTCCCCGCTGCGCGGGTTGCTCGACTTCACGACGCCGCTGGCGATGACCGCGCAGGCCGCGGGCGACGGCATCCGCAAGAAGATCGAGGACGTTGTTGCGTTCATCAAGGAAACGACCGGCATCGACCTCACCGGGTTCACTGACCTGTTGAACGGCCTCGAGACCGCAACCGGGTTGAACCTGTTCGAGCTCGCGGACCTGAACCTGACGGACAACATTCCGCAGCTACTCGCCGCGCTACAGGGCATCGACTGGTCGCAACCCGGCGCGATCCTGCAAGCGATCGAGGACGTCGCCGCGGCGGTCCCGATCATCGGGCCACTGTTGTCCGCGCTGATCGGTCAGGCGATCCCCGACGACGCCGATCCGCTCGGGTTCGCGCAGACGTGGGGCGACAACCTGCGGTCGATCCTGCCGGGCATCGACCTCAATTTGCCTACCGCGGAGTTCGATCCGCAGACCGCGCTCGCGAACTTCGTCAACGACGGGTTGCGTCCGCTGCGCCTGTTGTTGGGCATCGGTGACCCGCTGCCCGCACGCGACCTCGTGGGGTCGATCCTGCCGCATCTGCTGACGTTCGTGCCCAACACGTCGATTGGTCTCGGGTCGCCGAACCTCGTGCCCGATCCGTCATTCCAGGACGGCGCGGCGCTCGCCGCGATCGACGACGACAAGATCACGCCGGACCCGACGGTGGGCCGGACCACCGCGGGGTCGGCGCGCATCGAGTGCGACGGCACCAAGCACGAGATCCTGTCGGATCCGGCCACGCCGGTGTCCCCGGGGCAGACGATCCCATTCGAGGCGTACGCGCGTTGGGAGAACCTCACCACCGGCGCATCACCGGTCCAACTCGGTGTCGCCACCTACGACGCGGCCGGGCAGTACATCGGCACCACCAACCTGGGTACGGGCGGCGCGGCCGGAACACAGTTGACGTTCCAACAGATCAGCGGCCCGACGTACACGGTGCCCGAAGGTGTGGCGTTCGTCCGGCAGTCGCTCGCCGTCATGCCTACCGCCACTTCGGGGTTCGTGTGGCTCGACGACGCCGACCACCACAAGACGCAACTGTGGCCGACGTCGTTCACCGCCGGGTTGCCCGATGCGCTGACCGGGTTGTGGAACGGCCTGGGCGAGGCGGGCGACAACCTGTTGGATCTGATCGAGACGCTCGCCGGTGGCGCCGGTGGGCTGACCGCGATCGTGAACCGGTTCATACACATCGGCGGCACCGGCCTCATCGACCTCCCCGCCATCCCGATATTGCCGGTGAACCTAATCGACGGGTTGGACGACGAGCTGGCCGAGATCGGCGACGCCGCAGCGGATGCCGTCGAGGGCCTCAACACGTTGATTAACGACCTCGCCACCAACCCGGCGGGCACCCTCGGGGCACTGACAGGCAGCATTATCGACGGTATCGGCACTACCCTCGGCGGGTTCCTGAACCTGTTGCGCAACGGGTTGACCGGTGGCAACGCGTCGTCGTCGAACGCCGCCGACGTCGCCGCCGCGGCGAACACCGTCGCCGGTACAGCGACCAACGCTGTCAACGCTGCGCAGACCGCCACCGCCCTCGCTACGTACGCGGGCGGCCGCGCGTTGTGGGAGTCGGCCAATCCGACGATCGACGCCACGATGTTGGAATCGTCGCTCGGCACCGGTTCCAACCCGACCTATTTCACCGTGTCGCAAACGGCGTCGGCGATGGGGTTCATTCGTACCCGCGTGGCCCAAGACAAAACAATCGTGCAGTGGATCGGCCGCGGCAACTCGCTCACCACCGCCAAGCTCCACGTGTACCGGCTGAACACCACGACCGGCGATGTGACCTGGGTGCAGACCAAGGACATTGTGCCCGGGACGTTGCCGACGGCCGCCGGGTTTGGGCGCGTGATTGTCCAGCTCGACGCCGCCGTGCACATGGAACCAGGCGACGTGCTGGCGTTGGAGGTGTGTGTCACCGGCGGCAACCATGACATCGCCGGACTGACCATTCCGTGGCTGACCCCAGACGATTCGGCGCTACCCAAGGGGCCGGGCGCGTCCCGCAACTCGGGCACCGAATCGGCCGCGCCGACGACCATCGCGGCCGCAAACGTGCCGTACGGCACCAGGATCCCGTTTATCGGTGCCGGTATTCCGCAGGCAGAGTTGCCGCCGCCGTCGTATGCGTACTACTTCACCGACACGTTCAACAGCCTGGCGGCATGGACTGCGCTGCCGGGCGGCAACTTCCAGACCAACGGCGGCTACGCCACGAACCCGACCGCGAACCCGAGCTTCCTGCTGTACAACAACTCGTCGTACTCCGACAAGACGGCAGCGGGATTCACCACCGCGCCTATCTCGGTCGGCACCATCACCGGATTCAACAACGGCTCGTACATCCGGTACTTCATGCACGCCAACGCCGCGTGCACGCAGGGCGTCGGGTTCGAGTTGGCGTCCAACGGCAGCACCGCGACCCCGCGGGCCAGCATCGCCCTCGTGACGCTGGTCGGCGGCGTGCGCACGGTCCGGGCGACGACGACCGTGCAGTGGACGTTGGAAACCGAGAAGTACTTCCGTATCAGCTACGACCCGGCGTCGAATACGTATTCGACCAACATCTCGGGATTGTCATGGACCGACAGCGGGAACGAAATGCAGCACGGCCCCGACTATCGGCGCATCGCCATATTCTCCGACTTCGCCACGGTGAACAATCCCGGTCCTGAGTACTCGGGTGTGTGCGCCGACATTCTGTTCTACGACATCACGTAGGCAAGATATGGCTTGGATCGGTACGCCCGCAACAGTTCCCGTCCGGCCCGCCGGTCGGTGGATCGGTACGCCCGCGCCGGTGGTGTTGCCGCGTCCGGCGGGCCGCTGGATCGGCGTCAAACAGCTCACCGCACCGGCGGGCGGTATCGGAACCCCAGACGCCGCGATCGTCGCTCGGTTGGCCGCTGCCACGTCGGGCATCGGAACCCCGTCGGCGTCGTCCATCGCCCGCATCGACGGCCGCACCTACGCCATCGGTGACCCGCGCGCGGTGCCGATCATCGTCGGATTGATCGCCGCCGCCGAGGGTGAGGGAACACCGTCGGCCGACGCGGTGCGGCACCTGTTGGCCGAAGCCGAGGGCGTAGGTGCTGCCTCCGCGGCATTGGCCGCCCGCATCGTTGCGGCCGTCAACGGAACGGGTATCGCTGCGGCCGCTGACGTCGTGCGTGGCGTACTGGCGGCGGCCACCGGTACCGGCGCGCCGGGTGCGCTGATCGTGCCCACCACCGGCGGCGGTGCGGCCGGTTCCGGTACGTCGTCGGCGACGTACGCCGCGCGCCTGGTGGCCGCGGCTACCGGCATGAGCGTCGAGGCGGCGGGCGCGCGGGTGGTGGTCGCGCTGAACGCGCAGGCGTCCGGCACCGGCGACGCGTCGGCACCGGCACGGTTCCCGGTCACGGCCGCAGTCATCACGCCGCTCACCACGACCGGCAACTACACGGTGCCGTGGTGGTCCCACAACATCGACCGCATCGCCGTCGGTGCGGGCGGTGGCGCGTTGAACGGCGGGTTCACCAACGGCGCAGGCGGGAAGGCGGGGAAGTGGGCCGCCGATACCGTCGTTCGCGGCGGTGGTGTCATTCCCTGGTCGCAAACCACCATCGCGTACACCGTCGGTGCGGGCGGGACCAACGGCGCGTTGGCCGGGTCGGGTAGCTCGAGTTCGTTCGGGGCCGCGATCGGCGCCGGTGGTGCCGGTGGGCAGGCGTTCGGCACGCAACCTGGCGAGAGCCCGGGGAATTTCACATACAACGGCGAGACGTACATCGGTGGTGTGACTGCCACCGATTCGACAATTCGTGTTCCCGGCACCGGCGGGTTCGGTGGCGGGTTCTTCGGGTCCGGCGCAACTGCCGGGGGCCGCGGCCAGTGTTGGGCGCGTGCCTACCAAACCACCTAATGGGAAGGTCAGCACATGGCAGCAACGGACGCGACGAAGAAGGCGATTGCGGATTACGTCGGCACGCTCGGCGTCACCATCTCGCTACATTCCGCCGATCCCGGAACCAATGGCGCGTCGGAGCTGACCGGCGGTAGCCCGGCGTATGCGCGAAAGAACACGGCCTGGGGCGCGGCGGCGATCGTCGGCGGTAACGCGGTCATCACCGGATCCACGGTGCGGTTCGATGTGCCGCCGAGCGCGTCGGTGCAGTGGTACGGGGTGTGGAATGGCAGCACGTTCCTCTATGGGCGACCGCTGACCCCGGGCGTCACGATCAACGCATCCGGCAACGGGCAGGTCGACGTAACACCCCAGTACACCTACAGCCAGACCTAG